ATGCTTCTTGTAGACCCTTCATTAATGCCTCAATACCTGCCGCACCCGCTTGACCGTAAAGTTCAGCACCTGTTCGTCTACCAATGTCAGATAATTTAGCACCCTCAAGTCCATAACCTAAAGCACCCAATGCTTGTTCTTGTGGCATATAACCCAGACCCATTAGTCCCGTTGCCGCGGCTAGTTGTTGCTGTTGTGGTACATATCCTGCCCCTTGTAACCCAAGTGCTTCCGCTAAGTCACGTTGACGCATTCCAGAGGCTTGTCCTAGCAAACCAAGACCTTGACCGTAGGCTTGTTGTTGCTCCTGCATAGCTTGTGACCTAGCCCCTAGACTTGCTCTAGCCATAGCCTCTTGTCTAGCAGTTTCTTGTGCTAATAACTCTGGAGAAGAACCACCGTATGCTGATGAACTTAAGCCCATACGTCCTTGAGATAACATACGCTCCTCTAAGGCTAAACGCTGGCGTTCTTCCTCAGGGCGTTGTACGGCTCTCATTTGCTCATACAGGTCAGCTTGTGCTGAACGCGGGTCTGCCATAGCACGACCTAGTGCTGTATCAGCTTGTGATAACAATGCACGTTGTCTAGGGTCTTGACCTATGTTAGCAAAGCCCTGTCTAGCCTGAGCAAGTAACTCACGTTGCGTTGGGTCTTGACCTACACCAGACATAAACGTCTGTGCTTGGCTCAAACCCATGTCCTGCATAGCTTGTTGCTCAGGAGACAGGTTTAAAGTGTAGCCACCCTGCGCCCCTACATCGGCAGTCCCTAGCCCCGTAGTAACAGTAAAAGGTTTGAACTCAGCCATGCCCGCTACATCTGAAGCAAGTAAAGTACTTTCGTCAAAAGCCCGTTGACCTAAGTCTGCGGCTGTTTGCGCCCCTTCTTTTCCTATATAGTAATTACCATATAAGTCAAGAGCATCTTGTCCAAACTGTAAAAGTTTATTTTCTTGCTCACCCATTATTTACTCTCCAGTTAAATTGCTGAAATGATGAATGCTAGTAAGTTCTCATAACAAACGCTGTACGTTGTTTGTTCTACACCATCATCATCTGTGTATGTTGAAGTTTTTAATACTTGATAGTTGTCTGCGTTAAGACCTTCTGCTTCAAATGCCGCCTTTAGGTCTTGTGCAATAATACCAAAGTGTATGTTTGCGTCATCGCCTTCTGCTTCTACAGTATCAATATATCTAAATGCCTTCAGAGAGCCTTTAGCTACAACAGCTACTCTAGCTTCTGCATCAGTTAAGTCTCTAATGTCTTGCTTTTTGTTTCTATCAGATGTTGAGTAAGTAGAACCTGAACGGTATAGGTCTTTGAAACGTGCGCTCGATAGCCCTAGAGAAGTTGTAGCATCAGAGTCACCGCCAGTTGCGTTACAAGGAACAATAGAGTTAGCACCATCGCTTATATGTATGCCTCTTGCGCCTGTGACTAAATACATATCACCACCAACAGTACCAATAGACCCTACAGTTGTGCCGTCTTTGTAGAGCTTAACCAAATCACCATCAGTTGTGTTACGCCCAAGCTGTAAGGCTTCAACAGAGCTTGCTACGTGTCTTGCTATACCGTTATCAGCACCGCCCGCCAATAAAGCATGACCAGTTGTTGATGTAGACGTAGAAGTAGTACCCACCAATAGGTTGCCTGCTGAGTCAATACGCATGCGTTCTGTTGTGTCATGCTTGAACAGCGTATTTGTAGCATCATGTTGCAGTATGAAAGATGTGCCACTGCCTGAAATATCGTCTAGCTCTAAAGTTGGCAAATATGAGTGAATGACCGCACCACCTGTACCGTCAGAAGTCGTATCTGTTATATCTAAAGGTCTGTCAGGACTATCAGTACCTATACCTACTTTACCTGCTGAGTCGATGCGCATGGCTTCTGTTGAAGCAGTAGACGCATTAGAGGTTTTAAACAGCATACTTCCCGCACCTGCCGCATCTTGAGCAATAAGGCTAATACTTCCTCGCGATGCCGCACCGATACCAGACGCATCATTAGAGTAAAAGTCTATCTGGCCTATAACTTCATTAGCCGCTATAGCAGTATCAGTGCTTTCTAAAGTAAGTGTTGCTCCTGTATTAGCTGACAAGTGCATTAGACTGTCAGGACTATCAGTACCTATACCTACGTTGCCTGATGAGTCTATACGCATACGTTCTGTAGCATCAGCACCTTCTGCTTCGCCACCAAAGGATGTTGCAAATGTTAAATACCCGCCTGAGCCTGTAGCTGAGTGTGAATACGCTCTAATTATTGACGCGTTATTAGGTGCAGAACCGCTAGTGTCTCTGTTGTAAAAGTTTAAAGATGCAATTTCGACATCAGCCGCATCAGCACCTGCGTTGTTGCCTAAGTTAATATCACCATGAACGTGTAAAGGGGCTTGAGGACTAGTAGTACCTATACCTACTCTATTCGCAGACACATCAACAAACAATGTGTTGGTATTGACAGCTACGTCAGCACTAAAGTTAACTGCACCAGTAAACGTGTCACCCGCTGTGTCAGCCTTAGTATTTACCGCTGTCTGTATGTTTGTAAATTCAGTTGTGAACTCTTCGCCTTTAATCACCTTACCCGCGTTACCTGAAGGAAGACTATCTTTTGCTCCGAAGTTCGTTGTTATAGTATAATCAGTCATTTAAATTAATCTCCCTAGTAGAGCGTGTACATCTATTTGTTGTATTGAATAAGGTGCGCCATTGATAGTAGATTCGATACCTATGGTTACTACAGTACCACTACCGCTTGTGTTAATCTTAGGACGTTGTATGTCCGTACCTACTGTGTATTTAGAAGAGACATAAGAAGTATCTACCGTGTCTTCTTCTACCCAAGCTGAACCACTCCAGTAATATAGCTTACTATCCGTTGTGTTATAGTACAAGGCGTTTACTTCAGTAGTTGTAGGTGCGGAACTAAATGCTCCTAAGTAAGTGCCTGTGCTACTTGGAGCAATAAGAGTTGTTGTGTTGTCGCCAAATTGCCCTACGTTAAACTCAGATATAGGACTGTTGGCTAGTTCAGTACTAAAGTTTTTCTTAGTAAACCCACCGTCATAGTCATATCCCCATGCTAAGGTAGTCTGTGCGGATACGTTACCGATAACTGTAATGTTAAACTTCTTAAGGAACTTAAGGTTAGTAGAGTTACCGAAGTTTAACGGGTTACTGTAGTAAAGCATTTGATAAGTACTACCATCATCTAAGTATTCTCCGTACTTAAATATACCATTCTCTCTACCAAAGTAAAGACTACCGTCCTGTAGTATCGCTAGGCTACGAGGGTTAACACCTGCCCATGTGGTTACTCTGTTAGCACCATCAGGTAAAGTACCTCGCATATCAAAGCAATAGATTGTCTGACTATCTTGTAAGGACAATAAGTAAAATGCTTCATCTGCACTGTATATAGACTTAATGGGATTAACTTGCTGTCTAACCAATGTAGTTAACTCAGTGCGGACATTGTTACTAATGTCACGCATAGGCATTGACTTTTCTTGTATAGTACGACTAAAGCTACGTACACCATCTTCAGACAAGAACAAGATGTCAGTACCTGTGTGCTGTACAGAGTCTCTAGCAATGCAACCTACGCCTTCTACAGTGTCGTGTAGTACCATATTAGCAGGGCTTTCAGCACCTGAGTAAATAATAATACAACGCTTACAGAATATAATTAAGAATCCGTTGTGTGCTGATAACGCTACAACTTCATCGTGACCATTAGGAAATACTGTAGTTAAGTCTAAAGAACCTGCTGTGCCGCCTGACCACTTATGTCCTTGTAGTGTGTCACTCCAGTAAACAGTCTTAGTGTTACCAGACACATCAGCCGCCCATAGTCTACCGTATGCGCCTATAACTTCATTAGCCTGTGGTGGTGTGGTTGCCCCGCTAAAAGAACTATGTTTGGCTAGTACACCAGAACCACTAGAGTCTGTATAGATTAAAGGCTCATGTCCTCTTTGATAAAAATACGTATGGTTATTGAAGCTAACAATCTTCCAGTTGTTTGCTGATATAGCAGGTGTCGAACCCGTAGGTGTTATGTCAGATGAAAAATCAAGACCTGAATATATTTTATTGTCAGCCGCAGAGAATACTACTTTGTCACCACTAGCGTCTAAGGACTCAAATACAGCCTCTACGCCACGACTGTCTGTGGCAAAGGAAACATTAGAGGATTGCTCCGTATAGCCCTTACGCGCCCCTATACGTCCATATTCATCAATAACACAGTTACTAGCGGTAGCCGCAAAGGATTGGTCAAGAGACAGCGGTGAATCCTGACTGTTAATGCCCGCAAATCCTGGGGCTTGTACTGTAATGTTCTGTAATCGTTGTGCCATTAGCAAGGTGTCCATACAGTTTCAGAAGGGAATCTAGCGGCATCAAACGCTACTGCATCTGCTAACGTAGTGTCCGCTAAAGAGAATAACTCTTGTGCTGAAGTACCGCCTGTCTCTCCACGCTCACGGGAGGCTAAGGCTACTGCGTACTGTACTACTGGTGATGAAGGTACAACTAGTTTATCCGCGTCAAGAGCAAATGGGTCTGCTCTATCAACAATGTTAAATCGTAATGTATATGCTTTGTCAGGCTTAGGGTATAAGTCAACTAAAGCATTGCCGTTAGCATCCACACCATTCCAAGAGTAATAGTCAGGAGAACCTTTGACAGGCTCTTGTACTAGGTATGCGTTATTCATCCAAGAGGAACTAGCGGAACGCATAAAGGAGTTAGACGTATCGTTAATAACGTCCAGTATCTTAAATGAGTTGTTAGTACCCGTCATGCTATAACTAAATACATCATCAGTAGTAGTTACTGTGATTGTACTTCTAAGTGCTGACCAGTCCCAAGCATCCTCAACAATACGTCTAGCATCGTTGACAAACTCACCTATTAGTTTTACATAGGAGTCATTTGAGTTTTCAATACTAACAACTTCGTCCTCTCGCATCCTACGTAGTACACTGTTTACTAGTTGTAAATAAGTCATTATCCATACTTCCTTAAGTTCATCATGGGACTAAGCATTTCCTGTGTAGACTTAATCTCTGTGTCAAATTTAAATAGTTCTTTGTCAAACAATCCTTCTGTAGGCGTAGAGGCTAGTTGTTGTTGTCCTTGACCGCCACCTAGCATACCTTCCGCAACAGCCCCGAAGTCAACTGCGTCATCAATAGCCCTTCCTAAGTCTTTAATTTTATCTTCAGCATCAGATAAAAACTCTCCTGTAGGTTCAGTCCACGGCTCTAAAAATTTATCATCAAAGTCACGCCCTGCTTGTTGAAGAACATCAATCCCTTGTTGTGCTACGTCCACTACAGGCTCTAACCCTGTCTTTATAGGCTGTAACACTGCATCATCAAAAGCACGACCACCTGCTCTTACAGCACCTACTATAGGCTCAAGGGCATCTCCAATGTCTGAAAAGAGTTGAGACTCTGGTAAGTCAATATTAACATCAGGTAAAGCACTTCCTAGTTGTTTAACAGCATCAACACCAAATTCTTTTATTAAAGCATCTTCGACATTACCACCTTCTAGTATTTTAGTTTGAACATCCATCATACCTTCTGAAAAAGTCTCAGCGTCCATACCAAACAAGTCTTTATCAATACCAAAGTCAGCAACAGTATTCTCAAGTATAGGCGCAGTTACTTGACCTATTACATAACCTTTAGCCGCGCCCTTAAGAGCATCCTCAAGGTCGCCACCTGCCGCTACAGCACTTGCCGCTGTTAACCACGGATTACCCGTTATAGAACCTACAAAGGCTAATGGTTTAGCAATACCTTCGGGGTCTGGTCTAACAAATACGTTGCTGTATGTACCTAATTCTGCATCAGGAGAAGTCTGATACCGTTGCATTCTTTTAAGACCTGCGCCCCAATCAATGTGTGCCGCAGTACCTGTGTTTAAATAGATACCTTCACCACGGAAGGAGTCGGGTCTTTTAAAGCCATCTAAGTCTTCATACTTCTGAACTATTGGAACACCTGCGTCATCCAAGAAGTCCTTCATTACGTCCGCTTGTGCTTCCACAGCTTGACGTAAAGGGTCGTCTTTGCTTATCCAAGATTGTTTTTTACCGTATCCTCTGTGACTAGGAGGATTGATAAGCATCTTATGTGTTTCTTCACTGGAAAAATCTAAAGGACCTGCATTGATTCTATCTTGATATTCTTTGTACTCGTCATAACCTTCAGGTAACTTACGTCTTTTTTTTGTTTTGTAACTTCCTCTTTTGCGGTCTGTAAATACTTTTACATTTTCATACTGAGGGTTAGTTATTAGGTCGTAATCTTTTTGTGTCCAGTTTTTAGTGACAGCATCAGACTTATCTTCCCAGAAGTTTATATAAGTCTGGTCAGCAAGTGCTTTGGCTTCTTGAAAGGTTTGTGGTTTAGCCATTATTTATTCCTCTCTACGCCTTTAGCTTTTTCTACGGTACGCATAGCACCTAGACCAAGCATACCCATCAGTACTGGCATCATGGTTGACATATCTAGTATAGGGACTTCAATGGTAGAATCGGCAAGAGCAAGCGCAAAATTTGCCATCGGGATAAGAAGGTAGTTACTCGCAAGTCCAAGACAACAAGTCCAACCAACAGCAGGTCTCCAACC